GCGCTGGTTTTACATTCCAATATGCCGTATTGACTAACTCCACTACTGGCACTAACGTAGGCTACTGGGATTATGGTGTATCACAGGCTGTTGCCTCAGGCGAAACAGTAACTGTTACTTTGGACGGTACTAACGGCGTATTCCAAGCAACTTAATTAAGGGAGTACCTTTCTTATGCCAAAGGTATTATCCTCAATAACTGTTGATGCCCCCACAGGTTCAATATCTGTTGCACCAAGTGATACCTTTGCATTTACTGGTTCGCCCACCTTCAGCGGAAGTGGCGGTACACAAAGGTATGACTTTAAATGGGAAGTTGATAGCGGTGGTGGTTATGTAACTATTGCCGCCTCTGGTACGGGGCTTATCACAGCAGGCACCAACCCGGTAGTCAATACCAACTCAACCACACCAAATAGTATTACGGTTACTGCTGATGCGGCAGGTACATACACTATTAGGATGGTAGGTGCTCCAACATCAGGGGGCAGTTATACAGTAATATCAGCTACAAGATCGGTCACCGTCCTTAATGCCTATGCAATTACCGCAAATAGCGGAACGTATAGCCAAACAGGTCAAGCCGCTACAATAACAAAAGCACACGTCCTACCAGCGGATAACGGTAGTTATTCTCTGACTGGTCAAGCGGCTACTATTGACTATGTAGCAGGCCCTTCAGGATACGAAGTTATTGCTGACAGCGGGACATACTCGCTGACAGGACAGACGGCTACAATAACCTATCTGCAAAACTTCCCTATTGCGGCTGACTTTGGTACATATTCTGTATCTGGGCAGGCGGCAACGCTACTCAAGTCAAACATCTTAGTAGCAGAGCAAGGGACGTATACACAGACGGGGCAAGACGCTACAGTTTTCTACGGTGTTCCGCCTAGACGAGCCAGCCTTCTTATGGAGGACGGTTCTTTCCTGCTACAGGAAGATGATTCTAAATTACTGACAGAACCTGTAGAATACATGGTGATTTCCAATAACGGAACAATCACTATAACCGGACAAAGTGCAGATTTATCTAGAAGTTACAATGTAGCTGTTGATGCAGGATCATATACACTAACAGGACAAACTGCTACTGTAATTAAAACAACAATACTTAATGCATCTTCTGGTACGTATTCTGTTACAGGACAAAGTGCCACAATATTGCGTGACGTATTACTAACGGCGCAACATGGTACATACCCGGTTACGGGACAAGATGCAACAATAGTACAAGATTATGTGTTGCCGGGAGATAGTGGCACCTATTCTACTACTGGACAGTCGGCTACTATTAAGCAAGATTATGTGCTAACAGCAGACAGCGGTACATATAGTGTTTCTGGACAAGTTGCTTCTGTGTACGTGGATAGAGTGCTAGATGCTTTCCCCGGTACGTACACGACGGTAGGCAGAGCTGCTGCAGTAGTTTACGCATCAATCTACCCCGATCCAAGTTACGTGCTAGAAGGCATTACGTATGGCCCCGGAGGTATATACATTGGAACTATGGTTGCATTGACAGACAGTGTTAAAGTTGATTTAGTTTCTGGGAAATTGGTTAAGCCAATTAACAATAAGGTGGTAATGACATTATGACGAAAGACTCTGTAATTATTAGCAGGATGTGGCACAACCCAGCCATCCGCTCCTTCATGACCAACAAGCACGTTGGTTCTGAAATGGAATTGGATGACTTCCTCAAAGCTGTGCTAGCCATCGTAGGTAGTCCTACCATGCTTATGACAAAGAAGCAACTGGAAGACCGTGTAATGGCAGCTAAAGAACAAGTGTTAAACGAAATGAAGAAAGCGACTGTGCATGTCTAAATTAACCGGTGATGAGAAACAGTTAATACGAGAAGCCGCAGAAGCAGACTTGTTGACGTTTATCAAACTGGTTGCACCACACCGTGTGCTTGGCGCAGTTCACGAAGAGTTGTGCCACTGGTGGCAGCGAGAGGGTGCTAAGGACAACCAACTAGTGTTGCTCCCACGTGACCATCAGAAGAGTGCCATGATTGCGTATAGGGTAGCTTGGTGGATTACTAAGCACCCAGAGACCACAGTGTTGTACGTGTCTGCTACCGCTAACTTGGCTGAGAAGCAATTAAAGGCAGTTAAGGATGTGTTGCTATCTGACAACTATCGGTTTTACTGGCCTGAAATGGTGAATGATAATGAAGGAAAACGAGAGCGTTGGGCAGTGGATGAGATCAGTGTGGATCACCCCAAACGAAAGTTGGAAGGCGTACGAGATGCAACTGTTAAAGCAGCAGGTATCACTGCTAACGTTACAGGATTGCATTGCCAAGTTGCCGTATTGGATGACGTGGTGGTGCCCGATAATGCCTACACACAACTCGGAAGAGATCAAGTAAGGGCATTCTATTCGCAGCTATCATCTATCGAATCTACTGGTGCAAAGGAATGGGCTGTTGGTACTCGCTACCATCCCGGAGACTTGTACAAAGATATGATGGAGATGACTGAGATTTACTTTGATGACGAGACTGACGAAGAGATTGAAAACGAAGTCTACGAAATCTTTGAGAAGGTAGTTGAGATTAATGGGGAGTTTCTGTGGCCTAAGCAGCGCCGTACGGACGGCAAGGTGTTTGGGTTTGACAATAAAGAACTGGCACGTAAAAAAGCTAAGTATCTTGACATCACACAGTTTTATGCCCAGTATTATAACAACCCCAATGCTGTAGAAACGCAGCTTATTGACAAGAGTAGGTTTACTTATTATGAGCGCGACAAACTTGAAAACATTAGCGGTGCGTGGTATCTCGGCGATAAGTTACTCAGCGTATACGCAGCAATGGATTTTGCCTACAGCGTTAGTAACCATTCTGATTTTACAGTCATAATGGTGGTAGGTGTTGATGATGATAATAACTACTACGTCCTTGACATTGACAGGTTTAAGACAAATAAGATTAGTGTGATGTATGATAGGGCAGAAACTGTCTACAGGAAATGGCGGTTTAAGAAGATGCGGTGTGAAATTGTTGCAGCGCAGCGTCTTATTGTACAGCAATTTAAAGACTTCATGCGTAGCCAAAACATCGTGTTTACAATTGATGAATACAATCCTCCTCGAAACATGAGTAAAGAAGAGCGCATTGCATCAGTGCTGGAACCGAGATATACTAATAATCAAATTTGGCATTACAAAGGTGGCAATTGTCAGACGCTGGAAGAAGAACTTATGATGAATAATCCAGAACATGACGACATCAAGGATGCGTTAGCAGCATGTATTGAAATATGCAAAGCACCCGTAACCTCCTATTCGTGGGGTAAACGTGGCAATGTGATTCCATTTAATAGCAAGTTTGGCGGCGTAGCCTACTAGGAGTAATAATGAACGAAAACGTACAAGTGTCTTTTAATGACGATAGTCTTGCAGTGCACATCTCTGATATGTGGACACGGTGGGATAGCGCACGTAACGTATGGAAAGAAGACCAAAGTGAACTACGTAGCTACCTGTTTGCAACGGACACACGTGCTACTAGTAACAGTCGGTTGCCTTGGAAGAACTCTACAGTTACCCCTAAACTCACTCAAATTCGGGATAACTTACACGCAAATTACATTGCAGCTTTGTTCCCAACTGAGAACTGGTTCTTCTGGGAAGCAAACGACAAGAGTCCCGAGTTGCTTAAAAAGCGGTATGCCATTACTAACTACATGCAACAAAAGCTAAAAGCGTCTAACTTTCAGCTTCTTGTTTCCCAACTGGTGTACGACTACATTGACTTTGGTAACGTATTTGTCACATATGACTACGTACGAGACATCATTAGTGACAAAGATGGTAACGTTGTTAATCGCTATGTTGGGCCTAAAGCCTACAGGGTAAACCCTAATGACGTGGTGTTTAACCCACTGTCTGAGACGTTTGAGAAGACCCCTGTGGTTCGACGCATGCTCAAGAGCATTGGTGACTTGCTGACTGATGTGGAAACAAAACCTGCACTAAACTACAGCAAAGGTGTTGTGGATAAGGCTATGTCCTTCCGTCAAAACTATCGGGATGATCCTGAGTTTAAACGTGAAGTGAACATGGCTATTGATGGCTTTGGAAGTGCTGATGAATACCTGCAAAGCGACATGGTTGAGTTGCTGGAGTTCTGGGGCGACATCTACGATCCCGACACGAAGAAGCTACTTCGCAACCAGTTAGTTACAGTTATCGACAGAAAGTGGATTTTACGTAAACAGCCTAACCCGCTGTGGACAGGTCAGAAACCTATGTTCCATTGTGGCTGGCGCTTGCGTATGGACAACCTGTGGGCACAAGGCCCGCTGCACCAATTGGTTGGTATGCAATATCGCATTGACCATCTGGAGAACTTGAAGGCTGACGTATTTGATTTGATTGCCTATCCGGTCATTAAGGTTAAGGGCAACACGGTTGAGGAGTTTGATTACGAACCCGGAGCAACGGTGTTTGTTGGTGACGAGGGGGATGTTGAGTTCTTGCGCCCTGACGCTACTGCCTTGAATGCAGACATGCAGATTAACGAGTTGATGAATCGCATGGAAGAGCTAGCCGGTGCACCAAAGCAAGCTATGGGTATTCGTACTGCTGGCGAGAAGACTAAGTATGAGGTTCAAACTCTGGAGAATGCTTCAGGTCGAATCTTCCAAAGTAAGGTTAGCTGGTTTGAGCGTAACATTCTGGAACCCCTACTTAATGGCATGTTGGCAGAAGCCGTACGCAATTTTGAGGGCATAGAGCGAATTAGAAGCGTGGATGAGGACTATGGTACGGAGAGTTTCGTTGAAGTCACCAAGGACGATCTGATGGCTTCTGGACGTATCTTCCCCATCGGGGCACGTCACTTTGCTGAGCAAGCACGGTTTATTCAGGAATTGGCACAGACAGTGCAAACTGTTCAGGCTATCCCAACTGTGGCTGCACACATCTCTGGCAAGGCAATTGCCAAGGCTCTGGAAGAGAACATGGGATGGCAGAATTACAAAATTGTCAGTGATAATGTAAGCCTGTTTGAACAGGCAGAATCCCAACGATTGATAAATCAATTGCAAGAGGATATACAAACAGAAGCTACAGTTAGCCCGGAAGGGCCAATGCCACCCGATATGGGTGGTATGCCCCCTGAGATGGGGGCTTGACAACCTCTTAAAAATAGTGTATAATAATATTATATATAGTTAATATATATAAGTATATATATAATATATAATAAGGAATACATAATGAATAAACTATTATTAAAGAATAAACCTACAGATAGTACTAATGAAGAATTCATTAAGACATGGAACAATAGTGGCTATTCTCTAGAAGCTCTTTATAAAACTTTACTCAATTTACAGGAGGAATTAAACAACATTAAGAAAGACGATTTTGATTGTCCCAATCATTATGCTAAGTTAGCCTACAACTTAGGACAACTTAAAATGATTGAATTCATTATCGATTTACTTCCCGATACCGCAAAATGACAACAATTTCGTAAATTTGTGGTATAATAGATTTTAGGAGATATGCATGACCGATGCAACGATTTTTAATGGTGAGGGGTCTACCAACCCCGAAGCCTCCAAGCCAGCAGCGACAACTGCCAGCGATATGTTCACCGCCTTGGTTGGTGAGCAGCAAAAGTACAAGACCCCAGAAGATTTGGCAAAGGCTTACGCCAGTGCTGACCAGTTTATCGAGCAACTCAAAGAGGAAAATCGTAAACTGCGTGAGCAGACAGCACAAGCTAAAACCATTGATGAGGTTCTTGAAAGAATGTCCCAACAAGACCGCAAGCCTGTGGAAGACACTCCACCGCCTCAGGGTTTAGACCCTAATGCTGTGCAACAGCTTGTTGAGAAGACGTTAAGGGAACGGCAAGTGCAGGACTCCCGTACACAGAATCTGTTGAAAGCAGACCGCCTCATGAAAGATAAGTTCGGAGACAAAGCAGAACAAATCTTTAAACAACGTGCAGGTAGCGAAGCCAAACAGAAACTGCTAATGGAACTTGCAGCAACTGATCCCGACGATTTTGTTTCAATGTTTGCAGGAGCACCTGTTGTTACTAATAACATGGATTCAAGCTCGTTTAATACAACTTCTGTAGCCTCTGTCCCCGGTGACCGCAGTAGTGTTGAAGGTACAAAAGAGTGGGCCGCTAAGGTTCGCAAAGATGACCCCACACGCTATTGGTCACAGGAGTTTCAGTATAAGCTACAACAAACTGTTTCTAAAAACCCTAATCTTTACTTCGGTAATTAAGGAGAATTAAATGGCTGGTGTAGATTTCTCAAAGGTGAACGATCACCTTGTGCGTACAGAACTGTGGTCTTCGGAATTGAAAGATATTCTGCAAGAGCAGTTGATGGGCACAAAATACGTCCGTATGTTGAATGGCTTCCCTGACGGTAACCAATTCACTATCCCTTCAATTGGTGAATTGCCAATGCGTGAAGTGGCTGAAAACACCCCTGTCGCTTATGACAGCATGGACACTGGTGAATTTACGTTCACTATTGACCGTTACGTGGAAGCAGCTACCTTCATCACTGACAAGGCTAAGCAAGACAGCTACTACGCTCAACAACTGATTGGTATGTTCCCAACCAAGATGCGCCGTGCTCTGGATGAAAATCTGGAATCCTCGGTCTTCTCGTTGGCTAATACCCAGACGGTTGACAACGTTAACGCAATCAACGGTGCTAACCACCGCTTTGTTGCTTCTGGCTCCACCAACACCGTGTTGGCTCTGGACGACTTTGCTAAGGCTAAGTACGCTCTGGACAAAGCACAAGCTGGCGGTATGCGCGTTGCCATCATTGACCCCTCGCAAGAGTATGTGTTCAATACGTTGGTTGGCGCTCAAGCCTTTACTAACAACCCACAATTTGGTGGTATTGTTAACGGTGGTTTCGTAAGCGAAGTTACTGGTATGCGTTTCATCAAGAGCATCTTTGGTTTTGATGTGTATGTTTCCAACTTCCTGCCGACACCTACCGATACGACTATCGACTCTGTTAGCGTCCCAGCTTCGCCTGTGACCAACATCTTCATGTCGGTTGGCGGTGATCTGACACCTTTCGTTGGTGCTTATCGTCAGATGCCTCGCGTTGAGTATGAGCGTAACAAAGACCTGCGTCGTGACGAATATGTCATGAATGCTCGCTTTGGCCTCAAGCTCTATCGTCCTGAGTGCTTGGTGAGCGTTATCTCTAAATCCACTATCTAATAGTTGAAAGGAATATAAAATGACTCGCAAATCTACTTGGACGAACTCTGACGGTTTGGTTGTGGGCTTTGGCCCCAACACTCCTGAGGTAACTGGTGCCCTCGCTAAAGACCACGGCTCCATTAAAACTAAGCATGTGCACTTCAAATATAACAGCACTGGTGTGAATGTCCCTCTTCCTGCAGGGGCTACTGTACTGGGCGTTGTTCTGTCTGTTGACGCTGCATGGGTTGGTGGTACCGACATTCAAGTCGGCGACGGCTCTGATGCTGATGGGTTTGTTACAGCAGCACAAGGCGCTACGGCTAACCTGACGGCTGGTGCATCTATTGTCGGTTCTGGCCTTTACACCAAGGGTGCTACTGATACTACTGCACAAGAACTTAAAGTGTATGCATCTGCTGACACCATTGACGTTGCCTTCACAGGCACGTTTACGGCAGGCACTGCAACTCTTTCTGTAAGTTACCTGTAATTAACTTAGGGGGACTCCGCAAGGGGTCTCCCTTTCTCCCTTAGGAATAACATGGCAAATGTACAGCATAACGCACTAACTGATCCTAACCTACACGAACCAAAGGGCGTAGCAGCGGCTACGGCAGGAAAATGTTATGTCTCTAATGGGGCAGGTAGTGGCACATGGAAATACATCCCTACAGGTTGGGGATATTATAAAGACAATAGCAGCGCACAAACAATTGGTTCAACCGCAGTTAAGTTGTCTATTGACGGGGCTGGAAGTACTACTTCTACAGTATATCTCCCGTATGAAATTCGTGGTACAGGTAACCTCTGGAACACAACTACTGATAAGATTACACCAATTAACATTGGTGACGCATATGACGTTCGACTAGACCTCCCTGTTACAGGCAAGTCTGGCACCCCAGCAATTGTCACACTTGAATTGGACATTGGTGGCGGTGGTACACCAACCATTGTGGTTGTTGAACTAGATACCCCAACGTCTAAAACTCCCCCATATAACATCTCAATTGCATTCCCCATCTTCTGCTTGACAACGTTTAACACAAACGGTGGGCAGATATTTATGCATACAGACACTGGGTCAATTGACGTTACTGCTCCCGGCATCTTTATTGGCTTGAATACTAGCGGGACATTCTGATGGCTAAACTATCCTTACTAGACATGACGCAGAACATTCTTTCTGCCCTAGACAGCGATCCCGTAAGTAGTATTGACGAAACAGTTGAAGCAGTGCAAGTTGCTGAGCTTGTTAAAGAATCCTACTTCCACATTGTGAGCCAACGTGATTGGCCCTTTCTATTTGTGCTGGGAAGTTTAACGGCACTTGGTGATGTGAACAATCCTACCAAGATGCAAATCCCTGCTACATACAATAAGATTAAGTGGATTAAATATAATAAGAAAGAAGTTAGCTATCTTCCACCAGAAGACTTCCAGTTTATGATCGACAACAGGGTAGAGCAAACTGGCGTAGTTAATAGTAGTGGGTATGTTATTAACGCCGATCCTGTCTACTGGACATCCTTTGATGACAACTACATCCTGTTTGATGGCTATGATAGTGCAGAAGAATCTACACTACAACAAGCTAATTGTGTGGTGTATGGGACGCAACAAGCTAGCTGGACACATACAGATACGTTTACTCCTAGTCTTCCCGAGAAGTTCTTCCCAACATTGTTGGCTGAAGCTAAGGCACAGGCATTCGCAAACCTTAAGCAGCAGTCTAATCAACGTGAGGAAACCAAAGCTAAACGTGGTATGATGAGCATGCGTAATGAAGCATGGAAGAACGAAGAAGGCGAAGCTAAATACAACACGAGGGTTAATTATGGACGAAAGTAAAACGCTGTTTAACAAAGTGATGGAAAAGCATGCTGAGAAAAAGGCTAAGGCTGAGGCACGTAAGGTAGAGCGTGAGGAGCAGGGTATTGTCAATAAATTGGTTATTGATCGTACCCCTTCAGGTCTTTACACATGCCGCTACAGCATGCACGGGCCAGTACCGGACGAGCTTAAAGGGTTCTTCACACGTAAAGAGCGCATCCTTGCCGTTGCTGCGCGGAGAAATATTCCTGTAGAAAATTCTGGAGAATAAACAATGGCAGCACAAGCCGCAGTAAAAGACTCATTCACGTTTGTAGGTGGCCTGAATACTGAAGGCGGGTTTTTCATTGTTCCTGAAAATAGTTACAAAGAAGGTGAGAATGTCGTTCTTAACACGGATGGTTCTCTTGAGCGCCGCAGTGGTATTGATTACGAAAATAATTATTCTCTGTATGCGGCTGCAATAACAGCAGATCAAAAGGACTTGTGGGCATTTGGTAGCAGTGTGTGGACTTCTGTTGGTGGCAATGGTAATACAGATTTCATTGTCGCACAAGTGGGTTATACTCTGCATTTCTATTTGGCTGCAAGCGATAGTATTAGTGGCAACAAGAAGGGCTTTACAGTTGACCTGTCCCCATATAAACTGGCAGCAAGTACAGCTACTACGGGTGTAGACCCGTGTCAGTTTGCTTCAGTGTACGGGCAGTTACTAGTAACGTGTGCTCAATGCACCCCTATCTTGGTTAAGTATGACGCAGCCACTGATACAATATCCGTCACCGAGATTGAACTAGTTACACGAGACTTTAAGGGCATCCCCCTAATCAACTCAATCACTGGGTTGGAAGTTAGTGTAGATCAGGAATACACAGCAACCGAGTGGGCTGCTATCGGTGTTGATATAGCAGATGTAGAATATAACCTGCTTAACCAAGGCTGGACTAGTGCCACTATCTCCACCTATAAAACAGCTAACAGTAACAAATACCCTGCCAACACTAAGAGTTGGTTTTATGGTAAGGACACTAGCGATAACTTTGATGCCGCATTACTTAACAAACAGTTGTTTGGTAACTCCCCGGCACCTAAAGGGCACTATACACTCACCCCACTAGAAGATAGTTCTACGTCAGTTAAGGCATGTGCCTTCTTTGCAGGTAGGGCGTGGTATGCCGGTAGTGCTAACCCCGAATACCTAGGTACGGTTTTCTTCAGTCAAGTCATGGACAAGATTGAGAAGATTGGTTTGTGTCACCAACTTAATGACCCGACATCAGAACTAATCTCAGACTTGTTGGATAACGATGGTGGTACCATTGAGATTCCAGACGCAGGCGAAGTCATTGGATTGGTTGCAATGGGCAAGGGCTTAATGGTGTTTGCTTCTAACGGCGTATGGTTTGTTAGTGGCCTAGATAGTGCATTCACTGCCTCTAACTACTCAGTGGAACGCATCTCTGACGTGGGCTGTTTGAATAGCCGTACAATTGTCCAGATTGATAACGGGTTGCTATATTGGGCAACTACAGGCATTTACGCAGTTATGCCTACACAAACTGGTGGTTGGTCGGTACAGAATATCAGCGACAAACAAATCAAAACATTCTTCAATAACATCCCTACGTTCGGTAGGTTGTATGCTGAAGGTGCCTATAACAGAAGTTCGCAAATAATCTACTGGCTGTACGATGCTAATACAGCAACCAGTACGAGTAGTGGTAGATATAATAAGAATGCAATACTAGCATTTGATACTAGGCTACAGGCATGGTATCATTTTGAACTCGACACTACAGTTGGCCCAACAGTTATGTCAGCAGAAGTTACACGGGAGGTTAACTCCTCAAGTGAAACCTATGATGTCATTGCTGGCGTTGATGATGTGTTTGCTGGTACAGATGATGTGGTTAGTGACTTGGCAATCTTACGGGCTGCAATTAAGCAGTTTAAGTTCTTGACACTACATCCAGTATCTGCATCTAACTACTCTATTACGTGGTCTGATTTTAACAACACACGTACTTCAGCAACTAAGTTTAAAGATTGGTATACGTACGATAGTGCTGGTGTAGATATGGGGGCATACTTCATTACAGGCTACAATCTGGGCGGTAATGGCCCAGCTAGGTCTAAGACAGGGATGTACCTGCATACCTTTATGAAGCGCACTGAGACGGCTATAGATGCCTCCAGCAACCCCGTTGACGAGAGTAGTTGCCTAGTACAATCCCGGTGGGACTTTACTGACAACAGCTACGCTGGTAAGTGGGGTAGTGAATTCCAAATCTATCGCCACTTGCGTCCATTCTTTGCACTAGGCCCAACAACCTACGACGATAGTTATGAGTTGGTAATTACTAAGAACAAACTACGTGGACGTGGCAAGGCAGTGCAATTTAAGTTTACTGCAGAAGAGGGTAAGGATATGAAGATTGTTGGATGGACAGGTACATTTGTGGGGAACCAGAATGTATAAGATCATTACTGCGGATATTGGGCACATACCAGACATGATACCCGCAGCTAAGAAATTTGTTGAGTTCTATGGTATGTCTTGGGATGAAGGTAGTGTACAAGATTTACTATACAATCTCGTGACTAACGGGGTTGTTTTGCTAGCAGAACAAGAAAATAAAATAGTAGGTGGTATTGGCGGCATTGTCAGCACAAATCCGTGGAATCAAAATATCAAAATGTTGTGTGAGATGTTTTGGTGGGTTGACGAAGATTGTCGTGGTGGCATGCTAGGAATTAAACTATTAAAGGCATTTGAAAATAGTTTTAACGGGCCTGTAGTAATGTCTACACTACCGCAAACACCTATTAAACCGGATTTGTTACTAAAACTTGGCTATAAGGCCAAAGAAAACGTTTTCGTTAAGGAGTAAAACATGGCAGCATTGTCTACGATCATTTCGGGAGTGGGGCTTGTTGGTGGCTTAATATCCAGCAACAAAGCTGCAAGGGCCACTGAGCGCCAAGCCCAAGCAGAACAGAAACGTGCAGAGATTCAAAATGTACGCCAACAACGACAAGCTATTCGTGAGGCACGTGCAGCACAGGCATCTATGACAAACATTGCAGCCCAGACGGGCGGCATTGGGGGTAGTGGTGTAGCTGGTGGTATTAGTAGCGTCAGCAGTCAACTAGGTAGCAACCTAGACTATATGGGGCAAATTGCACAACAAAATGTGGCTATAGGTGGCGCTGCTCAGGAGGCCGCGCAATGGCAAGGATATTCTACAATCTTTGGCACTATTGGAGATAACTCTAAAACTATTTCCAAAATTTTTGGAAAATAATATTAAAGGGACGTTATGGAATTGTACCCCGAAGAAGAGGATCGTCAACCAGACGAAACACCGTTATACACTGCTGAAGATACGCCTAAGAAAGAGTCTGTAGGAGATTACTCTATTCTAAAAACAGTGACCGCTGTTGCTACTGGTAATCCTCCCCCTGAGGGCGACATCAACTTTGACCAGCATGTAGATGAGTCATGGAAACAAATTGCGCCTGAACAGAATGCATTAGACATGGAAGCAGCCATGAGTGCTGCTGCTAAACGTCAAGATGCTATTGCTCAAAACTTGATGGAACAAGTTAGGGCACGTAACGTCCTCATTGGTAGCCAGACAGAGCAGACACAAGCTGCTGTTCGTGCAAAGCTGCATGACTTGGCATCATCTGCTATTGAGACTAATGCGGCTAGCACACACTCAATTCTCATCAACAACACACCAGCAGAGGTAGCCTCAGTTACCCAAGAGGGTGCTACGCGCATGTCTGCTGCTGCTTCTCTGGATAAGAAGCTGAAAGACGCTACTAGTATTGGTAGTATTCTAACTGGTCTAGGCTATGAACTAACTCCATTTGCTGCTGAACAAGGCCCAGCTATTGACCGTGTAGCCATTGCACACGGGGTTGATCCTGCAGCCATTAGCCGCATGACAGGGCGCAATAAAACTATTCAACACCTAGGTCTTGTCTACCAAGGAATTCCTGAAGAGAAGAAAACTGAGTGGCTGGATGGATTGTTTAATGACTTAGTGGATAGTGCACTAATTACCAAACTACAGGCAGCACACGTTGTAGGCTCTGTGGCTGCTGGCTCTCAGGTAGAAGCGGGCAATTGGGAGGATTGGTTAGATCGTCTTGGGGTTGCTGGTACCCTTATTAGCGCTGCTACAATGGGGCTTAAGATTGGTAAGATTGGCAAGGGTATTAGTGCCGCAGAGAAGGTAGAGCGTACCATAGCCAAGGCCGGTGCTAAAGCTACATTAGAGGCTGCTGAAACAACTAGGGTAGTTAACAGCGTTAAGAATAGAATGCGTCTGGAGCAGCTTGGTGTTGCTGCAGGCGAACTCACGGGCGTAACCGCTGCAATGGACTTGTCTAAGCTCATTACAGTGAACGCCCTAAAAATATTGCCAGAGTCAATTGGCACTGCTGCAGAAACCATTATGAAGCCCATTAGGGCAGACATTGACAAGTTGGTTAACAACCTACAAGATACGGTTGCTGCTAAAGGTATTCGCTCAGAAGAAGTGGCTAGCCAAGTTGAGGCTATGCGTACACGCTTCTCCCCTGCACAGGATAAGCACATCCATTCTGCAGACCCCATCACCATGTCGGCTGATGGCACCATACTAGCCACTAAGGTTACTTACAAGCCAGAGAATGCCAGTGCGTTCTTGACTAAAGAAGGTGCAGAACAATTCATTAAATCCCGTGGCATGCAGAATGCTAAGGTGGTTCCTGACACCACTAACACTAAGTTCTTGGTTGAAGAGAAGGTTGTTGAAGACCTTAAGGCACGTAAACTCAAGTTAGAGTCTGAGATTGCAACAGCTATTGCAGCAGAGAAAACTGCTATGGCTCTGGAATCTAAGGGCATTAAACTTGCTGGGACAGGTAGGGTTGCACAAGTTGCCATGCCCAAGGCAGTGGCTGAGCTTAAGATGACCAATACGGCTTTTGAAAGCCCACTAGATAAGGCGTTGGCACTGTACACCAGTGACGCAAAACAAGCAGTGGATGCTCGTAAAGAGGTTGAGTCCTACATTAAGAAGCTAACAGGTTGGGATGATGCCACCATCAATGCAAAGTCTAATGCGCTTCGTGAGAGTGTGTTAAATACGCCAGCCGATGAAGCTGGGGTTAAAGTCATAAAGACAATTAACGAAACAAAGACGATGAGTACGCAGTGGCCCGGATCAGGGATGGCACAGCGGTTAGATACACGTCTATACGATCAGTTTAACGCGTTAGCTAGGAACGGTAAGTTAACTGGTAGAATGGTTGGTAACACCAAGGTTATTGGTGGTGCCCCTACCGAAGTGGACATGTTTGTCAACACACTTGGTAAGCGACTTGGGATGGAAGACCACCCCATGATTGTTATGGATTATGTAGACCTACGAGAGGGGTTCCGTAACAAAGCACTGTCATTTGAAGAAGCACATATTTACAACTTGGCTACGAAGACAATAGCTAAGGGCGCGCACGGTATGGCGTTTAACTATGGTGACGCTGGTAAAGTAATCGTCATGAACATGCCTAAGCAAAACATAGCCATGTACATGGAGACATTTGCCCATGAATATGGTCATGCCTTTGAAGGTGTGTGGACACATAAGAACTTTGAACTATTGGACACTGCGTTTAACAATTGGTTAAAGAGTAAGGGCGTTACTAGTACTAAACGTGGTACAGAGCGGTTAATAGGGGAATTGCCACCGGAAGCGTTTATGGAATTCCGTTCATTAAGCGTTACTAGACAAGCTGCAGATGTGCAACCCGGAGAAGTACGGGCATGGGTACACCGCTGGCTTGATGGTGATATGGAACATTATGCCGCCATTGAAAGCAACCTGCACGATTGGTTGCGGCAATATTCTGAATTCTTTGCAGAGAACTTTTCTAAATGGGCATTCACTTCTGAGGTTCCCACAACTGTTTTAGGGCAGGCATTTAAGCATGTCGTAGATGGGTGGAAAGAGATTGCTGCGTTTGTAGCACAGCGTTTTAAATCCATCACTGGTGCCATGATTAAACGTGGTGTTGGGGACGTTACTGCAGCCGAGGCTATAGGCAAAGTAGACGTTGGGTATGTACACCCAACAATTAAACGCTACCTAGATGACATGGTTAAGTCATACGAGCAAGTTGCAGTTAGTGCAGCTAAGGCTCCTAA